CGCAAATCATAGCGTTTAGCATGGGTATTAAACCAGTTGTTTAGTCTAGCAATAACATAAACCTTGTCGCTTTTTGTTAAAATATGCCAGTTAACAACTTTTCTACGTAAATTTAGCATTGAACTGTCTTCAATATACAATGCTTGCCCTAGTTTAAAATAGAAACGTGAGACCCACGTATCTTTAGTGCTAAGTTGATAATTTTTCATATCAACTAGCAACCTACGCATATCGGGTGTAATTATGCGAGGTATGAATCTAGCTTTGATTGTATCTTCTTCTGGGGTATGTTTTAGTTTGCCAGCAATCATGCTTTTATCGTAATCTGTAATACCTTGCATGGTTATGTACAAATCTGTAGCATTAATTCTGTGGGGTCTAAACTTGGCAGTCATGTCCCAACGAATTGTATTTTCAGCATAGTCGCTGGCCGCTTTTCTTGTATGTGGTTCTTGATACAATACATACAGGGCCAACAAGCTCATAAAAGCCATGTCAGCTAAATCTCTATATGTAATATTTTGTGTATTACCAGCATACAAGTAGAACTTACTTTCCATGTAAGTTGCAGTAATGTTTCTACTTGCTAGCTCTTCTAATAAATTACTGTCCACCTTTGGTGCCCCAATTCTTAGGCATAGTAAAGTTAGCACGGCTAAACTCTAAACGGTCAACTAGTTTTACTGCATTACCTACGTGGTCGATAATAACTTTACCTTCTTCAGGAGTTACTTTGTATTCGTTTGGTCCTACTTCTAGGAAACTGTCCAGGCTCTTAATTTGTGCTAATTTCTTAACCAAGAACAACTTAGCTGTCATAGCTCTGATGTACAAGTTATAAAATGCCTTTAGTTCTTCAACATGACTATTTAAGAACTTTAAACCTTCTTCCATTGCGGCTTGCTTTCCTTGACGTCCTTTTTCAGATTTCATTACTTCAATAGCTTGTTGCATTTTAGTACGATATCTGTTGATGTAGCCTGAAGCAAATTGACTAGGATCGCTTTCAAAATTGCCAGCAGTTCTAATCATGCTGTTAATGTGTGCTTTTAAATCAGTCTTAAAGTCAACACCGTTTAGGTCATGATTGATCCATTCAAATGTTGTTGGCTTGATAGACTTAGCACTAGATATAACATTAGCAATAGCAGTATTAACGTTAGTAGTTTCTTCTTGGGTCATTGTTGCTGTACCAGAGAAGTCTTTAACTAGTGCATCGTTAACCCAAACATTTTTACTATGTTCGAATGGGCTAGCATCGTAGCCAAATTTGGCTTTCATTTCTGCCAATGTTGGGCCGCCAACATATTCAGTATGGAACACAATACCCATTCTAGTACTGCGTATTCTTTGTGCTAGCTGACTATTTGCTGGTACTGCGTATGTAATGGTGTTAGGACGGAAAGTAACATATTCCTGTCCTTCAATCGTTGCAGTTTTTAAATCTTCTGGACCTGCATATAACAAGTCGCCTTGCAATACTGTATCAATACCTAGTTTGCTCAAGTAAGTTAATGCAGTAAGCAACTTGGCCGCAAGTTCTGGCTGTTCGCCATACATTGAGTTAACGTCACGTTTGCTTTTAACTAGCTTAGGAGACTTTGCAAATACACTTTTTGTACCAACAAAGAACTTGCCATCTGTAGGATCTATACCGCAGATAATAGCAGGGGCTCCGTCCCACTTAGTGGATACTTTATACTTGTGGTCAGCATGGCCTGCTAGCATGTTGCTCAAGCCTTGTAACGTATCGGTTACTTGTTGAATACCGGCAAAGCCTTTATTGATGATTTCATCTTCTAAATGTTCAAGATGCGTGTTCTTACCCTCTGCCGCTTCTTTAAGAGCAAAGTCTTGTTGCTTAACACGCTCTTGGCGCAAACGCTTTGGACGTTTGCGACTTCCGGCTAATGTGATTTCACTAATCTTCATTTTTTACTTTCAGCGTTCTTCTTTACAACTTTGTTTAGTCTAGCAAAACTTTCAAGAATTGGGTTTGCTGTTGGCTTGTAACTATCTGTAAAGTTGCCCATTAAACGATTACGATCTGCTTCAATTTCATCGTCTGTTGGTTTAGCAGGTGCGGCATTGGCTTTAGCATTTGGATTATTAGGATTAGCCTTATGTACTTGTCCAGTAGGAGTTTGAGTAGTTGTACCGCCTGTACTAGATGTAGTAGTATTTGCGCCACTCAATTGTCCTGCCATTTGTCCAAATGCGTTTGCACCTGCATCTGCTGGTGCTTTGCCAGCTTTAGCGGCTCTAGCGGCACGTTGACGTATAGCGTTAGGAGAATTGCTCAACTCGCCTTTCTTCTTGCCGCCTGTGTGTTTCTTGCCAGTGCCGGCCGGTGGAGTTTGTGTTGCATCAGCAGGTGCTGGTGTTTCTCCTGGCGGAGTTTGTGTTGCATCGGCAGGAGCTGGTGTTTCTCCAGGTTTAGTTGTATCAGCTGGTGCTGGACTTGGAGCAGGGGTTTCTCCAGGTTTAGTTGTGTCGGCTGGCGCAGGTGCTGGACTTGGAGCAGGCCCTTGTTGCTTGCCTTGGTTGCCACCACCAAAATTATGTCCTAATTGTTTAGGTGCTTGTTCTTCGCCGCCGCCGTATGTGTCGCCTTTAGTACCATCTAAGTTGGCGCCTGTACCTGGTTTACTATCGTAGCCAACTGTGTAGCCGCCGGACTTAGTTGCCCAGTTGCCTAACTTTTGTGCTAAGTTATCTCTAGGGTTAGTTGTGATTCTTCCGCTTCTATAGAATCCTTGTACAATCTTATCCCATAAGTCACCACTACCGCCTGGCATTGGTGCAGGAGCTGGTTTTTCACCTTTGTCTGGTTCTGGAGCAGGTGCTGGAGCAGGTGCTGGAGCAGGTGCTGGACTTGGAGCAGGTGCTGGTGCAGGTGCTGGACTTGGTGTAGGAGCAGGCGCTGGTGCCTTCTCTGGTTCCTGCGCCGCGGCCTGATTTTTAGCTAATGTAGCCGCACGTTGGGCTCTGCGATCCTTTAAGTTACCGACTGCGTTAGGTACGCCGCCTGCAACACGAGTATCAGTAGAATCGTTTGGACGATTGCCTAATTCGTTTAACATGGCTTCTGCAAGGATACGTTCTGCACTATTAAAGACTTGTTTGCCTTCAACTGTTTTAAGTGCAGTCATTAGAATGTCTCGTAAGACACCTCTGAACTGTGGCAGAATCTTACCGTCATTGTCGCGGTATTCATTCCACATTGTGTACAATTTCTTATAGTCGTCAAATATTGTTCCGCTAGCGGCGGATGGTGCGCCGCTCGCCGCAGGTGTTTCGCCTGATGCAGGTGTTTCACTTGGCTTAGGAGCTGGTGTTTCTCCTGGCGGAGTTTGTGTTGCATCAGCAGGTGCTGGTGTTTCGCCAGCTGGTGTTTTACCGGTTGTTGGGTCAGTATCCATTGTAGGTTCGGTTTTAGTACCGCTAATAGAATTTGGAACTTCTGCTCCAATATCAGTAAATGCAGTAGATACTACTTTACTATCTACACCGTTGTCTGTTAATAGTTTTGCAACTGCTTCACTGTCTGTTGGACTTCCGGCTTTTTTCCATGCCTTCATTAACGTTGCCGCATCAACTTTATTACCCGTAATACCAAATAATTCATTAAGTTGAGCTTCTGTTAGAGTATTAGTTCTAACTCTATAAATTGATTCTTTCTTTTGTCCTGCTCCGCCTGCGGCTGTGCCAGCTATACCAGACAATGCAGGACCGACTTTGTTTAATAAGTCTGCAACTACGTTGGCCGCTTGTCCCACTGCACCTGGAGGAATTTCTGTAATGGCACCAATTTGGCTTATTGCATCTTGTTGATAAGCTGTATTAGCTACCTTCTTTAATATGTTTGCCAAGTTAGCCGCGTCGGCCGCGGCAGATGCATTAATTGCATCACCTAAATTAGAGTATATACTAGGATCATTTAATATTTTCGCAGATGCACGTACACCTTTTTGGTACTCGGCGAACTCTTCAGGCTTTAAGTAAAAACTTGTGCCATTAACATTTAGTTCTCTAATACCATTGTCTAAGAATTTTGTTGCTCCTAATGATGATAGTGCATCTTGTGCCTTTTTCAAGCCGCCAGCAGTCAAGCCTGCAATGGCGCCAGCAGTTACGCCTCTACCCACCGCAGTAGATAACTTTTCATTCTTTAACAGTCTATCAGCAATGTTGATAATACCAGTTGCAACACCTGCACCGGTACCCACTGCTAATGCACTAGCACCAAGGCCGCCTGCTAGTGCCACGCCGCCTGCCGCCGCGGCCGAAGCCGCAATGCCTAATAAGAATTTTTGTGTCTTAGGATTCTTATCTGCGAATTCTTTATATTTGCTTAATGCTGATGCTAACTGAGGATTCTTTTCAGCAACACTAGTTTTAATCTGTTCCCACTTGGCATCAAACCCTTGTACCATATCACTGTTCTGGAGCATGCCGCCGAACTTGTTAAACCATACATCACTAATTTTGTCTGCCGCGCCTTTAACAGCGCCTGCGGCGCCTTTAACAGCATCAGCCGCTTTGCCGAAGCCACTACGGCCTGCACCTTTTTCTACAGATTTGAAAAGATTTTCAATCTGTGCAGGATCCATTGCCACTTCACATAATACAGGATGAATGTCTCGTTGCCATGTTTCAAAGTATCGATCTGTTAAACCATAAGACTCAAATAAAGGTCTATGAGAATTTACTGTAAGTTGATTAATTTTCATTTTTTCACCGCCATTAACTTTTTAGATTCACTTAGTACTGGACCTTTAACTTTAGCTGATTCTGCTTTTGTACCACCTGTACTCATCCACATTTGTTTTAATACAGATAGTAGATTAGGTTCTGTTACTAATTTAAATGGGCCCATGCCGTTTTGTTCGTTCTTTGCATTTTGTGCCGCAACGTACTTGTCCCATTCAGCTTTAAACTTAGCAGGGTCTTTGAAGTCGTATGTTCCGCCTGCGCCTGCATCAGCTGGTTTTTCTTCTGGCTTCTCTTCGGGCTTAGGTGCTTCCTCGCCTGGCTTCGGCTCTTCTGGTTTAGCTTCATCTGGCTTGGGTGCTTCCTCGCCTGGCTTGGGTGCTTCCTCGCCTGGGGTTGGGGTTGGACTTGGGTTAGCTTCTCCTGGCTTAGGTGTTTCACCAGCTTTTGGTTTTTCTTCAGGCTTTTCTTCGCCGCCTGCGGCCGGTAGTCCCATTTGTTTTAATTCTGCCGCGCTAACACCGTATTGGTCAGTTAGCCATTGTGCAATTAAATTGGCGTCTTTAAGGTCAGGTTTGCCGGCGCCAGTTTGGTTTGCCCAACGCTGGAATTGTGTTTGCATACTTGTTTTGTATTTGTAGAACTCTTGCTTGCCTGATTTATCAGTTGGGTCTACAATTGCTCTTCCAAAGTTCTTTATAGCATCTAAAGGACCTTCGAACAGAGGAGAAATGCCTAAGTCATGGATTTTCATTTTTTGCTTTCCTTAATGGCTTTTATACCACGCAGGAACTTGCGCTCATCCCCTGTTTTAATACTGTTGAACAGACGTTTCAATAATTCTGTTCGTTCAGGTTCAGGATATGAGCTTTCAATGAGACTAACTAGATTAGTAACACTAGCAATGACTTGAGTAGCTTTACTCTCTACCACGCTGTGAACGTCCCTGGTAGGAATAATGCTACTAATTTCTTCGAGAATAGATCTAGTTTGTTTTTTCATGGAAACCCTGCGATATTCAGAATATTTAGCTATTTTCTGAAATTAATTCTAGCTAAATTTTTACTTCTTTAGCAGGTTTCTTAGGTGTTCGCTACGATCTATAACACTACTTACTGTGCTATTTTCACGCTGTATAGCGTTTAGTTCAGCTTTTTGCCCTGCTTGTGCCGCAGGTTTCTCCCATGCAGGGGTTCCAGTTGGACGATTATCTGCCCATGGCGCTTTAGAAACATCCAATGGCCCGGTGCTAGTAGCATTTTCTTGCGCGGCTTGACGCTTTAGCTTGTTAAACATAACGTCTGCGCTACTTGGAGGAGCTTGATCATTTTCATCTACGTCTGTAATACGCAATGTATTAATGTCAATTGCTAGTTCTACTTTCTGGCCAACACCGCTACTGCTACGTGTTTTCATGAACTGGATTTGAATACGTCCACGTTCACGCATAGTAATGCTGTTAAAGATACCAATAACGTTATCCGCTGTTTGAATCTTACTCAAACCACCCGAGATATGACTGTGGTCAAATTCAACTGATTCTACAGCCGCACGGTTTAGCTGTGACGCTGTAGCTAAGAAGTAATTGCCTTGCATGGCAAAGTTACGCAACTCTTCTGATACCAACTTATCTTTAATAAACAAGTCAGCAACGCTAATTTTTTGGCCTGCTGGCATCATCAAGTCCAAGTAGTCAATAACAATGCAGTCTACTTTAACACCCTTTTGAATTGTATACTCTTTGAGCCATGCTTTTAAGTCGTTGACGTTAATACCGTTAGGCAGTTGTACAATTTGCAATTTACCTGACTTCTTACCAGCCATACGAACTTTTAAGTCTACGTCGTCTAGGTTCTTATAAATCTCTTTAGTGCTAGTACCTGTAAGCATACTATCCATACGCAAACTACACAGGCCTTCACTAAGTTCTAAACTAACATACACTACGTTGAATCCTGCTTGGCTCCAATTTAAAGCTAAGTTTTGCAAGAACAAGCTCTTACCTGCGCCAGATCCACCTGCAAAGATGTTAAGCTCGCCTCTGTTAAAACCGCCATATAGTTTGTCGTCTACACTCTTCCATCCTGTAGTTGTTCCGCCGTTACGATTCTTTAGTGCTTGTAAACGTGCCGCTGGGTCAGCAAAGTAATCTGTACCAAAGCCTTTGGCCAAGCCAACTTCGACAGCTTCTTTGATTAGTTTTTCAACTTTACCATAATCATTCTTTTCCAACAAGTCTGCAGACTTTAGAATAGCTTTTTCCAAAGCCTTATACTTACAGAACTGCTCAAACTCATCCAAGAACCATTGGTGATGGTCAGTATTAAGTGTAGGGTGTATGGCTAAGTCTACACCTGTTGTTGCTTTAATTTGTTCTGGGCTAGGTACTGCTGTATACTCGTTGGCGTAGTTAACCAAAAACTCTGCGGCAGGCTTTAGTGTTCTATGAAAGTATTCTGGATTGATAATAGCATTGGTACGTGCCAGTAGTTCCTTGTCACTAATAAGGAACTCCAAAAATAGTTTTTGTATGTCTTCTAGGTATTCTTTTGTATCACTCACAATGTGTTCTCGCTATTACTCTTGATTTTATAGGATTTGATTCTTGGCTGTCAATGATTGTTTTAAGCACAAACAATCTTCCATAACGTTCTACTGCTTCGGAAACATCTTTAATACCTTCGTTCCATTCGGGTATGCTAATGCTCCAACCATATTCAATTGCATCTTCTGCAAAGTCTCTGCCTGCACGATCCCTGTCAGGGACTGCAATAATTTGTTTGCCTAAACTTTCGATTAGGTCTGCTTGATTTCTACTAATACGGTTGCTACCAGTATTAATGCCGCTGATGGCCACAGCATCATACTCGCCTTCCATGACGAGAACATATTTACGCAAGTCTGTCTGCTGGTCAATACCATACACATAGTCCTTGGGTTGTTCTTTAATAACCTTGGCTGTTTCTTTGCTAGGAGGTTTATCTATCCAACGAGCATGAAATCCTACTATATTACCTTTGTATGTTAATGGCAGTATGATCCTGTTGTATAAATGATACACATCACTGTCGCACCAGTACCAATCAGCGTAATTTAATATGCCTCTACGTTCTAGGTAATCTTTTGCGGCTTGTGTGTATTCATTGTCTACACTAGTCAAAGGCACACTACCCTCTGGCAAAGAAACATACTGCCAGTTAGGCACAAACTTTTCTCTTGTAGCTTCTTTAATAGACTGCTCTAAGTACGCCCGGGTTTCATTTTCCCGCATTAGTTCTATTTGTAGTCGTTGTACATCTGCCTCGCTGGCTCCTAGGCCTTTAAACAGTTGTTTGACTCTGCTACTTAGATTCTTGCCCGGGCTCCATCCTGTTGTAAAGTGACAGTTAAAGCAGTTATACTGAAAGCTGTCGGCATCAGGAAATCTTACTCCGCCACGACGCTTGGTATCTGGCCGTGCTTGTCCGTTAGAAGTACACACAGGACAATTGAAACTGGTCCAACCGTTTGGGTTTACTTTCTGATTAGGAAGATTATGTCGTAAAAAATCCTGTACAAGACTCATACTATATTTTATGCTCTTGTACAGGATTAGTCAACTTTTATTACAAGTTCGGTGATATCATTAGGATTGGCAATACGCTAATAGTACAGCTATAAGCGGCCGCACATACGATTTGAATCTCTTGGATATTATCTGGATTGCGTTGAATTCCAAATGCTACCCAAGCCTGACCACCGTTGTTAGTTACACTAGTTACGCTTCCGTTTGGATTGTTAATGTTGTTTACCAATCCAGTTACTGTAATTTCGGAAGTTTGTCCGTGTACCCCGTTGTCGGATTGTGCATTAATCATAAACTTGGCAGATGTAAACTGTTCATTATAACTAGCCAATACTACAATCTGTGATGCTGGTACTGATGTATAACCATTTGGATATGGGTTATGATATATACCGTATTGATTCTTAAATCCCAAACCAACATTGGCATAAGTTAAGTTGTCCAGGTTAATAATATTGCTCATCGATGTTACGGCACCGTCTAACACTAAGTTCTTAGCATAAACATGGTTATCGTAACAGGCCAAGTTGTAAGACAATACACCATTGATATCACGAGTATCAATCATAACGCCGGATCCCACTTGTTTACCTTGGATACGGAAGTTGCTATTGTCTGGGTCGGCAAATAAACTTGCTATAGTAGACTCTTGATTTACGTTAGGTGTTATTACAATGATGTCGTTGACTGGGGCCTTTTGTACGTCTATCCAGTTTTCTCCTTCTGGATAAGATTCTGTATAAACACCCGACAAGCTGTACCATGTTTGATAGTTTCTGCCATCTGTGCTTACCATACGGCCTACACCGTAAGTTGCATAGTCACCGTCAGTAACAACCATCATGTTAGGACCGTCAACGTGTACAGCAAGAGCCTTAATCTGGCCGGCCGCAATATTAGTTGTTAAGTCTTCATGCGGGTTAACTGTATTTTTGTCAGGGACTGTATATACATGACTTACACCAAAGCCGCCTTCGCCCTCTTGTGATCCTGTCATCCAGTTATATACTGACACAAACATCACTGGAGTACCGACTCTGTCCATAACCATCTGGCAACGACCCATAATAGTGTTCCAGAAGTTAGGATCTTCCCATTTAAGCACAGCTTGCCCAGTAATGCCACCATGGACGTCGTTATCTGATGTAGGCTGGTTGTAATAAAGATCTGTTTGGTTGTACGAAGGTTCTTGCTGATTAGGGTTTAATGCAGGAACAATTGTAGATAGTTTGCGACTAAACTGTACAGTTACATATGGATTGCCTTCATTCCACAGTGCAGGCGCAACACCCCAACCGTGTATAGCGTCGTTCCAAGATTTTTCTCTTACTAATCCCCAACGGTCAAACCCATCGTAGTCTGTTACAGTTGCGATACCAATGATGCCGCCTGCTGTTGTATTAATAATTGTAGTCCATTGATTTAAATCAGTTGTTGATAATGTAGAACGAATTGCATAGCTACCCTTCCAACCAAATGACGATGGATCGTATTTGCCGCCAACAACGATTAATGTATTTGTTTCTGCATTATAAGCACCGGCGTTCAACACTATTTGATCATTTAATGTTACTTCCGTAGGTACAACAGTTGTCCAAGTTGTACCTGCATCGGTAGACTGTAAAATGTCTCTTTCGCAAATTAAGTAAAAACGAGTTCCTGCTCCTATTAGTTTAGGTGTATAGTAACTCGGTGCAGGCAATCCGTTATGTACTACTTCGGTCCATTCGTCGCCGCCATTGGTACTCTTAAATAATCTCATTGATTTTGTAATAGTCAGCAATGTACCCCACATACCACCTGGGATATGTGCAATGTGTTCGAACTGTGCTTCTCCGTAGCCCGGCTCGTCAAACGATGTTTGAACAACATCAAACATAATACCGTCTGTAGATTTCCAGATGCCGCTTGTTGGGTCGTTGAATGTGTATTGTCCGCCATCACGTTTGCCGCCGACTGCAATCCACTTAGAACCTGCACGGGTATTGGTAAAGTCCATGCGGGTCGTATTACTGTAGCTTAGGCCAGAATCAATAGTTAGTCTGCTGTATTCCCATAAGTTACTAGGGGAAATGTTTAGATTAGACGTCTTAATTCCGTTAGGAGTTGTAATATCCAACGGGCTCCTTAGGTTTAAAGTTCCACCGTCTAATGTCAATGATGCACCAGCGTATTGATTATTACCGATAATAGCGCCTCGGTTACTTAACCAGATTCTGCTCCATGCTTGCGGTGTACCATAGGTATCGTCTTCGTGGAAGAACGAACGGTCAATATGTTCATATGAATACGCACCTAGTTCTAAGTCCCATGAACTATGTCCTTTGGAATCTGGAATAAAGCCAGAGCCGCCTAAATCATCTCCAGGATATCTAGAATCAATCAATTCAACGCCTGCAATCTTAGGAGCATACCAAGAGTCGTCAATTAAACTAGTTAAGTTTTCTATGTACCATACACCATTGAAGAATATAAATTCTCTACCGCCGTTAGGATTTGAAATGCCAGTAGAATCAGAACCAACACCAGAGCTAGAACTAATCTTATGATTTGATCCATCGGCAACTTTAATTGTAATTGTCAGGCCTGGACGGTCTATACCATACTGCGGGGAATAAATCTTTTTAGTTTTACCTAAGTTGCCGCTAATGTCTCTAACTTTAATTTTCATGCCGTCGATGGCAGGATTAGGTAATGTAATAACGGCGTCGCCTGCATAATTTACTAACAGTTCTTCATCGGAGCCCGAGCAAGTATGTGTGGCCGCGGCAACTAAACGAACAGTTCTACCAATGTCACCGGTTAATGTACCATAACTTCTACGCTGGCCGGCAATAGTGCTTGTGGCTACGTTATAGTTACTGTTAGTAATAGTATAAGGACATGTACCAGTTTTATTTAAAGGACTGTATGTACCATCTGTCCTTAAAAAGTTAACGTTAGACAAGTTAAATGAATAACCTAAACCACTATTAACAGTAGATGTTACTCCTTGTATAAACGCAATATTACTAATAACAATCGAACCGTTAGTATGTGTAATTGTTCCGCACTGGGAAATACTACTAACTTGAACAGGGCCTGTACCACCAGCTGTAATATTTCCTACACCTGTACTACCGCTATATATAACTCTACATGCGCCGTTTGCTCTAATATTAGGATTACCTTGCATGTTGTCAAAGGATACAGACAATAGCGGATTTGTATTGGTAATATTAATACCGGCTGTGTTATTTTCAATGATTGTACAGTTTTCAAAACTTACTGCAAGACCATTGGATCCTTCTATCTTAACTAGGTCAGTTCCGTTAAGTCCTTGCGGAGCTTCAATAACTGCATTTTCAAAAGATACAACACCGAATGCCGATAAGTTAATAGAAGTTCTGTTTCCATTAGGGCTAATGTCTACGTTTCTAACAGAAAAATTACTATTGCCGTTTGTAACAGTGACAGTACCTTTGATCACAGTATTTTTAGTATGTGATGCATCAAAGCCATATAGTATAATAGGCTTTTCGGTATTAACAACAATGTCCCCTAGGTGATTACCCGGAGCTAATAAAATAGCTCCGCCGTTTTCTGTTGTTAGGTAATCAATAGCGGCTTGCACAGTACGGAATGGTAATAGTGCGTTACCGCGGCCTTCGTAGTCTAAAGTATCACTACCGTTTAATCCTACCCAAACAAGTCTTTCAATTTCATCCGGAATGTTTACTAAGTCGTAAAAGCTACCAGTCGTTGCTACATTAGACAATACAGGTGCATTAACTAAGTCATTGTAATCAGTTGTGCCTGCAGGGCCTTGCGGACCTGTTGGGCCTTGTGTAACATCGGAAAAACTATCCAGAACAAACTGTTCCGTAGCTAGTAATGTGCCGCCGGGTGTATTATTGTCATGTACCCTTAGGGTCTTTTTGTCAGTATCAACTGTAACTTCGCCTTGCACGCCGACAAAATTCTCGTGCTCTTGCGTAGTTCCTCTTCTTAATCTTACTTGTTTGGTAGTCATTGTTATTCCTTAGTATTCGGACTGTATCCAATATTTATTAGAATACTAGATACAGCGATTAAGGAATTAAGGGTTTTGTATGCTGTTAATGACCCAAAAGTCATCACTCATTGTAGTATCTTGTATAACTCTATAAGGCATGTAGAAATAACCACGGTCGCCCCAACTTGTGCCCCAACTGTTTCTAGCAATAAATCGTTGAGTGGCATCGTTGTAACCAACCAGTGCCACTGCATGTCCACCTAACAATTGTTCGCCTGGTTGTGGATAAGGCATTAATCCGGTATTGGCCACAGCCTGCGACTCGAAACTTTCATATACATCAAATCCTATTACAACAGGAAGTCCCTGGGCCAACGCTTGTTTAACTGCTGTAAAGTTAGCACATCTTTGATAGGAACTTGCTTTACGTTTAGCCGCATCTGTATAGGCCGCAGGCGACGGTCTAGTAGCGAATCTATATGTTACATATGGCCATAAGGATTCTAAACAAGCACCTTTTTTATTAACAACTTTAATACCGTCACGTATATATGCTCCAGCATCATAGCCCACCGATCCTTCAAGAACACGTTCTTCATAGTAAATGAATAAACGACTTACATCGATATTCTTTCCTGCTCTGCGGTCTAGATACTCAACGATACCTGCAATAGCATTGCCTGTGCAAGATCCCAAGTCTCCTTGATCTTCAATGGGACTGCAACCTGGACGTAAGTCTATGCGAACAGGTAGTGCAGAAACTTTAGGAACAAATATATGATCCCTATTATCAACTGCTCCGCGCTTCCAATGATATTTTGCTAACCCCATTATATACTCCAATATTAAGCGTCAATTGCCCAGTCTGAGCTTGCGGCAATTGTTATGTAACCGCCGTTGAATACTAAACTACCTGTTTGTGCCGGTGGTGTAAATGTGTAAACGCCGCCCGGAGGAGTGCCTGCACCTTCGTACAACATAATTCTATATGCACCAAACGTTGAAACTGCATCATCGCGAACTACTGCGCTCCAGCCGCCGTTAGTTACAGTCCAGCCGTTCTTAACAACACTTAGATCAGTAAATGATGGGTCAAATTGAAGTTCGTATAATCCGTTGCTTGGCCCTCCGTAGACGTTTGTGCTACGTGAGACACTAGTTGCTGTTGTAGTCCAAGGTGCGTCAGAGCTAAAGTTTACTGTACCAACTGTCGACTGTAAGAAGTGATTACCTGTCGCATCAGCAAATGCAGTACCGGCATCAACAACATTTAACAAATACTTACTGTTTGATATAACAGGTGTTTGTGATTTCAATGGTACAAAGTTACTAGTATACTTGGCTGTGCCTTTGACCCAGTGGAAGCCTGTAATCTTACCGCTAAATGGAGCATTAGATCCAGAACCGATACTTAGCGGACTATAAGAATTGTTTAGTGGTATAGTGCCTAGGCCGTTACCTGACAATATGTTAGTACCGTTTTTATAGAACGCCATAGTGTTGTTATTTCTAACAATGGCCCAATGTACCCACTGACCTTTTGAAAAATCAACGCCGTATAAGGCTTCTCTGACACTTTGTTGGCCACCCCAGATATAAACTGTGCTTTGGCCTTCAAAACTAATACCTGGTTTTTCGTTAGGATAGCTACCTACGTCAAACACTCTAGGATAACTACCAATCTGTACGTTATCCATGTATTGCCACCACTCAA